CTTTGATTTTTCGCTATACGGATTAGCGTTTGCGAGTTTGAGCGCCGAAGGAGTTCGACTAATTGTCTGGCCCATTACCTAAAAGCTCTGCTGTCCGGCAGAGAAAAAATAAGGCGGCATCGCGCGCGTTGCTACCGCCCGAGAGGCGGCGCCTCGTGAGCTCGCCACAATTACCCACTCATCCAGATAGGGAGAAGTGGCATCCCCTGGCGCGCCAGTTCTGGACCGATGTGTGGCGATCGCCGATGGCGTCGCAATATCTGGAGGCGGATTTGCATGGCCTGTTTCGGATGTTGATACTCACGGATCTTTTTATGAAGGAGCCGACTGTGCCGGTTTCTGCGGAATTGCGCCTATTGAGCCAGAACTACGGCTTATCACCCATTGATCGGCGGCGGCTGGAATGGACGATTGCCAAAACGGAGGATGCCGTCCGCGAGATCGAGCATAAACGCGCCCAGCGTGCGCCCATGGTGAGTGTAGACCCGCGCGAGGTATTGGACGAATGACGACGATGGTGGTGCCTGAGCTTGGCAAGAGCCAGAAAGAGCGCTATCCCACGCTTGGCTCCCTGATCTGCGATTTCATCGAGGCGCGCCTGGTGCACGGACCGGGCGACCTGCGAGGGCAGCCAGTGATCCTGGATGCGGAGAAGCGCGCCCTGATCTATCGCATGTACGAAGTCTTTCCGCAGGGACATCTGCAGGCGGGCCGGCGGCGGTTCAAGCGGGCGGCGCTCTCGCTGCGCAAGGGGTCAGCCAAGACCGAGTTAGCGGCACTGATTGCGGCAGTGGAGCTCCACCCGGACGGCCCAGTGCGCTGTGACGGGTTCGACGCGAAGGGCAATCCGGTTGGCGTCGGGGTGGTGGACCCCTATATCCCGCTGGTGGCTTACACCGAAGAGCAGTCCGACGAGCTGGCCTTTGGCGCGCTACGGGTCATTTTGCAATACAGCTCGGTGGCAGACGACTTCGATATCGGCCTCGAGCGTATTATGCGCATCGGCGGCGACGGGAAGGCGGTCAGCCTGGCCTCGTCACCGGATGCCCGTGACGGCGCGCGCACGACGTTTCAGGTGTGTGATGAACCTTTGGCCCTGGATACTCTTATCCCCACGCTGGGCGGTTGGAAGACGATGGGCGAGATTGTAGAGGGTGATTTTGTTTTCGGTAGAGAGGGTAGGGCGCTGCGCGTGGTGGGTGCGTCCCCGGTACACACTGACCGGTCGTGTTACCGCGTTGTCTTTGCGGGCGGCGATTTGATCGTGACCGATGCGCGGCATCGTTGGAAGGTGATTGATTGGCAGCACGGCCAGCGGGGTAGAAGGCCGGGGCATGAGGAGGTAAAGACCACAGAAGAATTATATTTGGCGGGCATGGACACCCCCTATGGCAAGCGCTGGCGCCTGCCGCGCCCAGCCGGGTACGATGGGCAACATTGCAAACTGCCCATTGACCCCTATGTATTGGGGGTTTGGCTGGGCGACGGCGCTACTGACGCCGGCTATATTCATTCCGGCGCGGAGGATGTTGACGAAATGCGGGCGCTGGTGCTGGCCGCGGGCTACAAGAGCACAGTCAGTAATGATGTAAACGCCGACAAGCCGCGCGCCAATCGCTTTTTGCCAGAAGGATTACGCACCCAATTGACGGCCGAAAAACTGAAGGGCAATAAGCATCTCCCTCTGGCTTATATGTTTTCCAGTCGGGAGCAGCGCTTGGCCCTATTGCAGGGCCTAATGGACACCGATGGCCACACTACGAGCAAGAGCATTTGCACCTTTGTTCAGGGCAAACAGGGCTTCGCTGAATCTGTGCGCGATCTGGTTTTGTCGCTCGGCACTCCGGCCAATGTGACAGTGACTGAAGATGAACGCTCTCACACCGGACTAATGTTCAAGGTCATTTTCTCTCCAGCCTATTGCCCGTTTCGCCTAAAGCGGAAGGCGGCGCTTTGCCCCGGCAAACATCGCACAAGCTCCCGGTGGCCCGTTATTGTCTCTATTGAACCGTGTGCATCCATGCCTGTTAGATGTATCGCGGTTGACTCTGACGATCATCTTTTCCTGGCCGGGCGTGGTTTGCGACTGACCCACAATACCCATCGTTGGACGCTGCCGCGCCTGAAGGCGACACATCGCACAATGTTGGCGAACCTGCCGAAACGTTTCCTGGCAGATGCCTGGTGTCTGGAAGTCACGACGGCGCCCGCGCCGGGCGAAGGCTCGGTAGCCGAGGACACGATGGACTACGCCCGCCATGTTTCCAGCGATACCATCAAGGACAGCCGGTTGTTTTTCTTCCATCGCCAGGCATCGGACAAGCACGATCTGGAGACGCCGGAGGGTGTTCGGGCCGCCGTCATCGAGGCCAGCGGTCCGGTCGCGGCATGGTCAGACATTGACGGCATCTGCGACCAGTGGCGCGATCCGACGGCGGACCGATCTTACCTGGAGCGCGTGTGGCTCAACCGGCTCGTGCGCGCCAGCGAACGGGCATTTGACGCTGAGCGTTGGGCAGAGTTGGCCGATCCGGCCTACGCGCCGCAGGCCGGCGCCGTGATCGCCGTGGGTTTTGACGGCGCGCGCTGGCGCGACTCGACAGCGTTGGTGGGCACCGAAATCGCCACCGGCTTCCAATGGCTGATTGGTTTATGGGAGAAGCCAGAAAACGTTGAGAACTGGGAAGTTCCGGCCGGAGAGGTTTACGCCGCGGTGGCCGCGACGTTCGAGCGCTGGGACGTGTGGCGCATGTACTGCGATCCCCCCTATTGGGAAACGGCCGTGGCAGAATGGGCCGGCAAGTACGGCGACGAGCGTGTGATGGAATGGTGGACCAATCGCTGGAAGGCGATGGCATATGCGATCCGGTCGTTCCATTCGGCGCTGACCGTCGGTGATATTAGACACGATGGTAACCCACATCTCCGGCGTCACCTGGGGAATGCCGTCAAACGTTTCCTGCCGCAGCGCGACGAAGAGGGCCGGCCACTGTGGACAATTTACAAAGAGCGGCCGGACAGCCCGCACAAAATTGACGCGGCCATGGCGGCGGTGCTGTCGTGGGAGGCGCGCAATGACGGGATGGCGGCCGGCGCTCAGCTGCTCCAATCGGTTTACGAAGAGCGAGGGCTCGTGATCATATGAAGCCGGACTTAGTCGTCTTCGTCCTGGGGCTGGGCCTCTTCGGCACCGGTCTCTCACTGGCCTGGCTGCCGCTGGGACCGATCGGCGTCGGCGTCGTGCTGATGGGAATCAGCTTGTTCGGCACGCCGTTGGGGCGCACACTGCGATGACGTTTCTGCAGCAGTTATTGAGCCATGCGCCTGGCACGTCCCTGACGGAAGCCGAAGAACGTTACTGGACGAATATGCCTGTGGGGCCTTCGGCGACGGGGATACGGGTGACGCCGGAAACGGCGCTGAAGATCTCGACTTTTTGGGCCTGCGTGGGATTGATTTCGGAAACGGTGGCGAGTCTGCCCGCCATCCTCTATGAGCGGTTGGACGACGGAGGGCGCGCGCGGGCGATGGGCCATCCGCTGTGGGATGTGCTGCATACGCAGCCGAACGCCAAACAGACGGCTTTTGAGTTTTACGAAATGATGACGGGGCACACGCTCATCCGGGGGAATGCCTATGCCAAGATCATGCCCGGCGCGCGCGGGCCGGCCGATCAACTCATTCCCTTACACCCCGACAAGGTCATCCCGGAGAAACTGCCGGACGGCTCGCTGCGCTATCGCGTTACGGAAGCCAATGGCGAACAAAGAGTTTACAACGATGAAGACATCCTGCATCTTAAGGGCCGGACGAACGACGGACAAATCGGGCTGTCGGTGGTGGCCTATGCGCGCGAATCGCTGGGAATGTCGCTGGCAGCGGAGGGTTATGGCGCCAGGTTCTTTGGCAACGATAGCCGGCCGGGCGGCGTGCTGAAGATGCCAGGGAAACTTTCACCCGAAGCGGCGATAAATCTTAAGGCATCGTGGGAGAACGCCCACCGTGGCGTAGGGGGCGCACACCGTGTCGCCGTGCTCGAAGAGGGGTTGGAATGGCAGGCCATCGGGATGCAGAATCGAGATGCACAATTTTTGGAAACGCGCGAATTCCAGGCCGAGGATATCTGTCGTTGGCTCCGCGTGCCTCCACACATGGTCGGACTGACAAGTAAAGCCACCAGCTGGGGCACGGGGATCGAGCAGATGTCGCTGGGTTTTGTGATCTATACCCTGATGCCCTGGCTGGTGCGTTGGCAACAAGCGATCAGCCGAGACCTGATCATTGCCCCACGCCTTTATTTCGTGGAGTTCCTGGTGGATGCCTTGTTGCGCGGCGATCTCAGAAGCCGCTATGACGCCTATGCGATTGCGCGCAATTGGGGGTGGCTGTCGGTGAACGACATCCGCCGCAAAGAGAATGAGAACCCGATTGAGGGGGGAGACACTTATTTGCAACCTCTAAACATGATGCCCGCGAACGCGGCCGGCTCGACGCTCACGGTAGAACATGACGCTTCCGCCATCAGTTCGGAGGCCGCACCCCCTGGGCGAGGCGCGCATTACGCTCAATTGCTGTACGAGGCGGTGGGGCGCGTGGTGCGAAAGGAAATCGCCGCGCTGAACAAAGCCGCACGGCGAGACGCCCCTGAGACGGATTCGGGCGCCTGGATGGAATCCGTCCACCGTTTTTATTCTAACCATGCGGAGTTTGTCTCACACTCTTTGCAAATCCCACTCGACATGGCGCAGGAGTGGGTCGCGGAACAGGTTGCCGAATTGGCGGCGGGCGCCGGCGCCATGAGTGATTGGGAAACACGTCGCGTCGCCGAGCTGGTCACGAGAATCATGGAGAGCCAATATGCCACTGCCTAACGAGCACAGTTGCCGCCTGCGCGATCCGGGAGATTTCCAACCCGACAGTTTCCGGCGCATGGAGCGCGAACACGAAGGCAAACGCTACGATGCAATCGCAGGCCGGCTGAAGGGCGAGACGAGTCTGACTGAGCAGGCCTATCGTTATCCGAAGAAAACCTGGCCGGCGCGCGAGGCTTGCGCACACTGTCGCGATCACGATGGGGACTGCGAACCGGCGCGCGAAGAAGAGGGGCAGGGAGCCGCTTTCGCGGCGCTGGGTACGGCGCTGCCAGGGCGCCCGGTGCAATCACATATCGCCGGCGTTATGCGGGCCGCATTAGAGACTCCCTGGGCGATCCTGCCCAGCACTCTGGCGGTGATCATGGAGATCGCCTCCCGGCACGCGGCCGGCGAGCATTTGACGCCTGAGGAAGTGGCGGCGCGCACACGCGGCGGGCCGGGCCGGCCCGGAAGAATCGAGGGCGATATCGCCGTACTTCCGCTGACGGGCGTGATCGTGCCGCGAGCTAACCTGATGGCGGAAGTTTCTGGCGCGACGAGCGCCGAGCGATTTGGAGCCGCCTTCCGGCAACTCATGGCCGATCCGCAGATCGGAGCGGTGGTCATCGACGTGGACAGTCCAGGCGGCGCCGTGCAGGGGGTCGAAGAGCTCTCGTCGCTGATTTATGACGCGCGGGGCACGAAACCCATTTTCGCGACAGCCAATCATCTGGCCGCTAGCGCCGCTTATTGGATCGCCAGCGCCGCCGATGAATTCATCGTGACGCCCTCCGCCGAAGTGGGAGGCATCGGCGTCTTCGCGGCGCACGAGGACCTGAGCGCTGCCATGGAGAAGCTGGGCGTCAAGACGACTTACGTCAGCGCCGGCCGCTACAAGACGGAAGCCAACCCGCACGAAGCGCTCAGCGGAGAAGCCCGGGCCGCGATCCAGACACGGGTGGACGATTACTATGGGTTGTTCGTGCGCGCCGTAGCGCGCAACCGGGGGGTGAACGCCGCGCAGGTCCAGGAGGGTTATGGCCAGGGCCGCGTGGTCGGCGCCAGGCGGGCGCTCCAGCTAGGGATGGCCGACCGTCTGGAGACATTGGACGAGACATTGAAACGGTTGACCAAGCGAACCAAGAGCACAAACGCGCGCAGCGCCGCGGCGGAAACCGATTTCCGCCGGCGCCGAATGCGCGCGGATCAATCGCCCGCCGGGCTGGATAGACCCTAATTCACAGGCGGCGGCTCCGTCGAGTCCGCCGCGCCATTCCGTCGAATGGGTTACGGATCACTTGTAGACCATTGGAGACACGACTATGAACAAACGTTACAAGGCACTCTTGCAAGAACGCGCCGACCTGGTCAAGGAACAGAAAACAATCTTTGAAACGGTCGAACGCGAAGCACGCGAGCTGACTGAGATGGAGAAAACGCGCGACGACGAGCTGCATGCCCGGTTGAGCGCGCTGGCCACCGAAGTCGCACGCGAGGAACGGCGGAGAGAATGGGAGCGCACCGTCACGGCGACCCCCGTGATCCCATCGCCCGACGTGCGTGAGATGCGTGAGCGGATCGAAGACGATCCCAAGCGCGGCTGGAGGGATGTGGGCGAGTTCGCCCTGGCGATCAAAGAACTGAATTCGCCGGGCGGCCGGGTAGACGAACGCCTGATGATCGGGGCCGCCCCGACCAACTTCCACCAGGAAACGGGCACGGACGAGGGGCGCATGGTGCCGCCGGCGTTCAAGGCCGAGATCTGGGAGGCCGTGCGCGAGGGCGACGACAGCTTGATCAACGCGGTGGACGCCGAGCCGACCGAATCGAATGCGGTCGAATTCCTGCGCGACGAATCCACGCCCTGGGGTGCGACCGGCGTGCAGGCGGCCTGGCGTTCGGAAGGCGTGGTGATGAGCGCCACCAAGCTGGCCACGGCCGGGGAACAGGTGCGGCTGCACGAGCTGTATGCCTTCGTGCTGGCGACGGCGGAGCTGACGGCCGATGCGCCGCGCCTGGCTGACCGGCTGACGCGCAAGGCGGGTCTGGCGCTGCGTTACAAGATCAACGAAGCCATTGTCAACGGCACGGGCGCGGGCCAGCCACTGGGCTGGTTCACCTCCACGTCGAAAGTCTCGGTGGCCAAGGAGGCCGCCCAGGCGGCCGATACGATCAAGGCGGAGAACGTGGCCAAAATGTACGCGCGACTCATCGGCATC